GAAAGCTGCGCAAACCCACGGTCAACCCAACCTTCTGCTCCCGGAATCCAACATAAAATCAATGGGATAGACAAAATTACAACAAACCATTCGTCTTTCCAACTGGATTTTGCGCCTTCTGCCATGATGCGCTCCCAGTCGGCAACGCTTGTCTTTTCAGACAAAAGTATCTGCGCCTTCGCCTTCGCCTCAGTTAGCTTTAGCTCCGCAGCCGCAGCGTTCTTGTCAGCCTTGCCCTGCAACCACGAACCAGCAAGATTGGCTATCGGCCCTAGTGCCGCGGTGAAGATACTCATTTCTCAGAACCTAGCCACACGGCGAACGCGCCCGTCATGGCCCCGGAACACACGCTAATCATTGCGGATTGTTGAGTTGACAAGTCCTCAAGACTCATTCCCCACTCAATTACGCGAATGTACATGACTGTCATAACCAACATCATAAGACGCGGCATAATCTTCCAAGCTAGTAATTTTTCCATGTCAAACCTCTATGTTTAACTTCGTTCCCTGCGGCCTATCCGCATTAGTCTTGCGGCCAAACCTATCATAACTTTCCTGTAAGTCCAATCTTTGCTCTGCAAGGCCTTCTAAGTGCCTATGATTAGCCCTATGATTTTTTTCTACACGTTGCTCCGCTAAATGTGTTTCAATAGCCTCACGGGCTCTAGTTTGCTCGTGTATGTGGCTTCCAACATTAAAAGGTGCGGACCCTACACCGCTTAAACCATCACTCATATACGCCCCTGCTTGGCTAAAATAATAACAACCGTAATTCCGATCAAAATCGAAACGATAATTACTGCGCCGCCATAGATTACGATGCGCTCAACCAGCTTGGCTTTTCGTTTTCTTTCAGCTTCAACCTTTGCTTTGCGGTCTTTTCGTGCTTGTACACGTATAGCTTGCAATTCGCCCCACGCGCTAAAACCTCTGGTTGCAATGACGATCTGACGGAGTTCCTCCTCCGCGTCCTTGGCCCTCTGTAAATTCACAAAAGTCTCCATCGCGTTTTCATCAGACCCAGAAAAAAGGCTGTTCTTCTTTCTCTCATGGGCAGCGCGTAAATCATCCACCCCGTCAAAAAACTCACCGATTTGCTTGGTAACGTTCACCAGTTCCTTGCCCGCGGAAACAGCGGACTTCACGGCGGCAAGCGCAGTAAATGGATCAATCATACCTTCTCACCCACCTTAGCATAAGGCGGACAACGAAAGTCATACGGAATCCGTACTATCCGCGGATAGTGATAATAAAAATACGAAACGTCTCTAGGACAGCGGTATACACACGCCTTATGAAGGTCGCCACCGTGCATCCCCACCAAAACCGCGGTGAGAGCGCACAGCATTAGGCATTAGTGAAACGTGAGCCGCGTAACGCGGCCCCCATGCCTCGCTTCTTCCCTTTTGTTACAGTGGCTTTAGCTGTGTTAGGCGTAGCAATCTCTTCCATCTGACAATAAGGGATCCTCCCCTGATCCTTAATATCAGCATATCTCTGCGGTTTAGGTGCCGCGCCCGGTGTATTAGTCACAATCTTTACACTTGCCATTACTGACCCCTTTGCTTCATAACTTCACGCTGCATCGCACTGTCAATACGCGCCTGCGTCATAGCCTCTTGGCTCGCGAGCCGCTTCTCAAACTGCTCTCCACGCATTTGCTGGTTCTGCGCATCAAGCTGCAATTTCGCCTGATCCAACTGCGCATCCGCCTGCTCCGCTTGAGCCTTGATCTGCAACTCCTGCTCCTTCAACTTTATCAAAGGATCCGGTCCCTGACCAGAGACTTGTGCGCTCATCTGCTTAACTTGCTGCAATCCCTGCGCAACACCTTGCGCAACCAACGCCTGATACTGCATCTCCTGTTGGTCCGCGGGCATCGGTCCAGCTTGCTGTAACTGCATCATCGCCTGCTCTTCAGCCTGCAACTTCACATGCTCCATAACATGCTTCTGCATCGACATCGCAACAGGAGGCATCCCGCCAATCATCGGACTAGACGCAAACACCAAGTGAGCCATAATATGCGCCTGATGATTCTGACCCTGAAACGCATTCAACTCAACCATGTCCATCGCATTGATATTCTCAGAAGCAGGGTCCAAGGGCCGCGGCTCCTCGTCCGGAACCTTCTTCATTAAACGATCAACATCCGTAACACCAATCGCCTCATACATATCACGATACACCTCGTGCATATTATGCAACTCAGGTGCCGCCCCAGCCAACTGCATCTTAGTCTGAGCCAAAGCTATCCGCTGCGCCTGACTAAACGTATTCGGGTTACTAACAGGAACAATGTCCACACGATCATCAAAATCAGACGCCATCACAGACTGATTGCCGCCCTCAACCGTATAAGGATACTCCTGCGGCAAAAACTCGCTCATCACACGCGAAAGCAACTTAAACTCAATCCGCATCGCATAATGAAGCCGCTTATGTACAGCACTCATTACCCGCGAACCCTGCTCCAACATAGCCAATGTCGTACCAACCGCAGCGTTCTGATTACCATCACCAACCTTCATGTCAGTAATAGTCGCAAACCTCTGACCCGCCTGAACCACAAAACCCAACAACTGGAACAAAGTCTGGTCCGGACCCTTAAATGGCAGCGGCATCAGGCTGTCACGAATAGCCCCTCCCGGTGCGTCCACATCTCTGAACTCACCCGGCTGCAACGGATCATCGTCGTCCCTGATCCGTAGTCCGCGGGCCTTGAAACCCGCTGGGAGATTGGACAACGTACCAGCGTCGATCAACTGTCGCAGCGCCGCCGTGGCAGTTCGTGACAAACCACCAATCGTATGGATCAACCCCAACCCATAAAAACCAAAGCCCGGTAAAAACTTGTAATGTACAAAATATTGTATCTTACGCTTTAACTCATCGTCCTCGCGATAATTACGCCGAATCGACAATATCTGCCCATTATCCTGCGAAATCGTCACAATATAGGGAATCTTAATGCCCGTAGGCTCCCCCTCATCATCCTCATCTTCAAACCCCTCAAGGTCCAAATCTGCGTGAAACTCAACCAAAGTACAGTCGTAATCAATACTTCCGGGCTCAAATCCCGTAATACGATCCAACTCACCCTGTACCTCACTCGCATCAGTCTGTTGCGGTATAATCGGTATGTCCCGATACACCCCAGCTATCTGTTGCTTGCGTAAATCATTCAAATTCATCCGAATAACATGCGCAATATTCGAACACGTATCCAAATCAGAAGTCTCATACGGAACAACCAACTGCTCCGCAGGGACAAACTTACTTACCGCACGGCCCATTACCTCATCGTAATAAACCTTCTTAAACGTACTTCCCGCCAACGGTAAATAAAACAACATCTGATCCATGTCAGGCGTGTAATCATCCATCACATTCGTAATGTAATAATTCATAAACCCACGAACACGTGACGCCTGATCCTGCTTCTCACGAGTCTCATCACCCATAATAGCAGTCCGAACAGGACCAGAAGACGGCAATAACTCGTTAAAAGCCTGCGCCTGAAACTGCGTCGCAGCCTCCGCCAATAACGGATGAGTCACACCAGAGGCTCCACGAAACGGCTCCGTCCGCTCCTGATAGTTAAAGCCCAAAAGCTCCAAACCCTCAGTATACGCATCTTCCCATTCCTGACGACTGGCCTTGTTCGCGTCAAACTCTCCCATCAACTCCGAAGCAATCGCACCCAACTCACGATCATCCATAACCTCCGCCAAGTTCTCATCAAACCCAACATCCGCCATGTCCTCAGAAGGATCAAAGTCTACAAGAACACTCCCGTCATCCTCCTCAACAATCTCAATCTCCTCCCCGCTATCAAGCATCAAAGGAGTCTCTTGGGAATCCGGTATCTCTAGTTCTAACTCCGCACTCAAATCCGCCTCATCCAACTGAGACGGAACATTCGTGTCCATCAAACCGCCAATAGGTGCCCGCGCCATCCGACTCTCCTAGTAATACGCCCTAACCATAGCAGACTTTTCTACATCTTGCCAATCATCTGTTGGTAACTGAATAAAGTTCCCCTGACGATACCGCATTAACGCCTGCGTCATACTATCTACCAAATCGTCATACTCCCCCTCCGGAAACGCCGCAACCTCCTCAATTAACTCCTCCGCCCAACTCTTGTCAGGAGCCCAAACCATACCAGCCTCAAACAACGGAGTCACAGCATACACACGACTTACCTTGTCATTCCCCTTACTAGGCGTGAAATTCACAACAGGGATCCCCGTCTGCCGCATCTCATGCGTCAAAGGCAAACCACTCGCCTTCGCCTCAATAATCACCGTGTCAGGATCCCAATACTCATACTCCTCAAACGCCAACGCCTTTAACTCAGGAAAATCATACCGACCCTTCTTCGCATCCAACAATATCAAATTAGGCGGACCACCCTCCTCCGGATAAAATACACCCCATGTCGTGATCGCACTAAAGTCAGAACGCTCCCGCTTAGTAAACGCAGTGTCATAACTCTGTATCACATACTGCAATTGAGGAATGTTCTCACCCTCCCAAATACGCCACCACTCACGCGGTATGATCGCATTCTCCTCACCAGTCGGCTTTTGCTGATACTGCGCATTCCACTTGCTAGGAGGAATAGATGCCTTAACCGCCGTT